ACCTTCATTATTTTATTTATATTCCTGATCTCAATTTGACTATATTTATAGGGTAGATTGTCCCCTAAACTTTCATATCCATCCCCATTCACCATTGGCATTTGAGTATTTTGCACGACAAAATTTAACTCTTTTGTCAATACATTTCCTTCAAGATTTCCGCGCCAAAAATCAACCCAAACTCCAAGGGATGCGTTAATTCCGACAGCATAGTCGAAATTATATTGACCAACGCCAAGACGCGCAACACCAGCCGAACTTGGCCCGAGGACAAGATTACCACTGGGTTCTATAATTTTAATGGTCGGAAAACTATCTAAATCTGCCAGATCTCCATTTAAATTGTAAAATGATGCACGTAACTGCACAGTTTCTGTTTGTCCAACAATTTCTCCGCGCGATCTAAAAACGGTCATGATTATATGCAAAAATATAGATTACTAAACATGTGCTTGATATATCAAGCACATGGCTAAGATCTACAAAAGTTAAAATTGATTATTTCTCACGAGAACAAAATACTGTCATGAAAGAATAAGAAAATATGAATATAAATTGTGATAAACTCCTAGAAAAACCATCAAGAAATATTAATAATCTGTTGTTAATATTTGATTATTTTGACTCAAACATTAAAATAAATATTTATTCTAATGACATTGCGTTTTGCGATAATAAAAATATTATATTGAATCGATTTGATCCTAAAATTCACCTTAACGAATTTTTGTCGTTTGGTGGAGCATATTTTGATCATGAAAAATTGGAAATAAATATTGGTAATCCCGAGTCTATAATAGACTTTATTTATAAATCATTTCACGAATATGGACATTATATTTCGTTTATAAACAACGGATACACTGAACAACTTATAAAAGAGCGTTTACAGATTAAACAACAAAAATCAGAAATAACAGATTTGATTTTCCAAGAAGAAATTAATGCTTGGGAAAATTTTGAAAAATGGTTTGGTTCTACCAAAAAAGAACACAGGTTGATAGCCACTTTAACTGGTCAATGGGAGCATCTCAAACATTGGAGTTTAAGAACATATTCAAAATCAAAATATATAAAGTGGCTTGAAAATCAAGAGAGTTCAATATGAAACAATATTTTTTAACCAATATCTCCAACCTTCTTCTTAATCTTGAAGATTTCGATCTGTTTGTTTCTCCAAGAAAAACAATCAATCTTTCCGATCCAAAATTTGGATTCTCTCAAAAACAAATTGAAAAATCAATTCAATCGGGAACATTGAAGAAAAAGAAAAAGTTCTTGGTAATTGGAGCCGGAAAACCTCAAATTGAAAGTTATAAACCGATTTTCAATTCGGAAGATGGAAGAAATTCAACAACAGGAATTCAAATTACAAATTTTAAACCAGAGCAAGATCTCACGAACAATTTTGAAGGAGATCAAAAAATGGCCGAAGATCGTTTCGTTGAAGATATGCTTGATGATGAAGAAACTGAACTCATGGAGAAATTAAAGAAACGGGTCAAGCAACAAACAACGAAACCTTGATTGCTTTTGGTTTACCAAAATAATTTTCTCCAATTTGAAACTGGACGGTTTGATCTTTAATTAGATTTTTATAACCGTCCATTGCGATATCTGAAAAATGAACAAAGATATCTGGTTGATTTTCTCTGGATATGAAACCAAACCCTTTTTTGGAATCAAACCAAACAACTTTTCCTGTGTAAATTGATATCATCGGATGTAAAAGTTTTTCCATAATTTCTTGATCTATTGCTTCGCAAATTGAATTTGCGTTCGATCTTGTTGGATCAAACCAAATTGGCTCTTTTATTTTTTCAAAACTTGTAATTGTTCGCGTTGTGAACGGTTCTGCAAAAATTTCATCTTCAATTTGTTTATGAATATCTGTTAATACTTGTTCTGATAAAGAAATATATTTCTTTCGTGCATCTTTTTTAAGAGCAGCAAGTGCTTCGGCGCGTCTTGTTTTCCAAGTTAAATAATCTGTCATTTAAAATTTCTTTCCATGTAACGCTAATTCATTTACTATTCTATTCAAATCTTCAAAAGTTTTATCATCAAGATCTTGTTGTGCCTGTTTTGATAAAAGATCCCATACTGATTCTTCTGACATTATTTCTTTTCTTGCCAAAGCTATAGCTTCTTTTTGTTTTTCTTTATCAAGAATGGAAGGAACATTTACTGAATCCGGTAATTCAACTTTGATATTACCTTTTCTTCTAGGATCGCCAAAACAAGAATCAAAAACATTTTGATCTTCTTGATTTTCACGTTTTTTAAATTCTTCCTCGGTCATTTCAAATTCCTTTCCGCCAAATCTCTCAAAGCCAACAAACAAACTTCATCTTCCGATTTTTGATCGGATAATTTTGGTCGTTTTGAAATTTGTTTGAGATTTTCATCGATCAATACAATGAATTCTTTGTTGCATTTTTGTTTTGGAGTTTCTCTGTTCATAATATATTCGTTACTTTTTAATGCTTGTTTGTATGCTTTTGGATAAACGGCTTTAAATTCTTCAATACTCATATTGCATCCTCCGGCATGTTTGGATTTGCTGGCAAAATTTCTTTTCCATCAATCGATAATCCGCCTTGCACATTCAACAACTTGTACATCTCTGCAATTCCAAGCGTTGCAATTTCATCAAATTCTTTTTGAGAGGTGCATCGTTTTAATAAACGATCATATTTTTGATAAATCGTTCTTGCTTCGGGCAAACAACCTTGCGCTCTTGCAAGAATAAATATTTTTGACCAAGTCTCTTGCTCATTAACAATCGCCATTTCTTTCTCCTTCAACGAACCTTATCGAATATATCCAAGAATCTTTCAGCTTCTTTCTTTCCATATTGCCCCCACGAAGAAACTCTTGCATAATCACAAAACGATCCCTTTTCTCCAAGAGCTTTTAAGCTCTGAGAAATATCCGCATAAACGGATCCGCAAGCAGAACCAAGACCATAATGAATTCCTTGCTCGCTCATTTTTAACATTTTATCTGCCGCTTGGTTTTCCAAATAAAAGAATGTTGTATTTTTCAAACGATTTGCATTTTTTGCAATTATTCTTGCGCCTCGTTCTTCCAAACTTTTTTCAAGCACTGAATGAAATTCAATCATTTTTTCTTGACGAGATTGCAATGTTTTTAATGCATCTTCCAAAGCTTCCGCGGTTGCAAGAATTCCAAGAACATCAGGAGTACCTGTTCGGTCAAGAAAATATCTTCCTCCGGTTCCGTATGGTTCCCAAAGATTTGGGTTTTTCAAATACATAAATCCGACTCCGGTTGGTCCTCCAAATTTATGCGCGCCAAAAATTCCAAGATCAACGTTAAGATCTGTGACATTTAGTTGTTCTTTTCCAAGAGTTTGAGAAAGATCTGAAAAAAGAAATTTTCGTTCAATTTTTGAAAAATCTTGGATCGTTCCAAACTCGTTGTGAGAATGAATGCAAATCAAACAATCAAATTTATTTGAAATTAATAATCCATTTGAATTAACTTTTTCAAAATCACATCCTTTAATTTCAACAGGATCTCTTACAGCAACGTGTTCTATTGATGAACATACGATATTTTTATTAAAAGCAAATGTTAATTTTACTGCCCATTCCGCCGCTTGAGTACAGCCAGACGTGAAATAAATTTGATTTGGAGTTTTTGCTCCAATCAATTCTGCAATTTTTGCCCTTGCTCCTTCCAGGAGCGCCGCAGACTTTCTTCCAATCGCATTTAAACTTGAAGGATGTCCAAGTTCCAAAGATTTATTATAAACGTTTCTGGCGGCTTGAGATAAAGAAACGTGAGCATTTGTATCGAGATAAAGTTCTTGCATGTTATCTTGCTCCAACAATTTTTTCGTTAATAATATCGAGTTCTTTGTATCAATTGGTTTGATTATTTTAATCAAAGGCGGACCGCAATTTCATAACCAAAATTTGTTAATTTTGCGTTAAAACTGATATCAACATACACTCCCATGAAGTATCATATATCAACTTGATAATGTTTTAACCAAGCTTCTACTGTTGGTTTGATTAATAATGTTTCGCCCAAGCTTCCATTCTCAGCAGTGCTTTGCCCATGCTTCGACTCGAACTTCGCAAGCAACTCCGGTTGGAGAACGAAACCAGATTTGATCGGCTCTTCGATTATCAAAAACAATTCCTTCTGTTGGTGTATTTGGACGAAGATCTCCATGAAGAGTATTTCCATTAAATGAATATTCAATTGTTGCATTTCCATAATTTACAAAAGAAATGCATTGTTGTTCTTTAATATTTATTCTTACAGAAGAATCATCTGGAAATTCTGTATTGGAGATCGTAATAAGTTGAAAAAAATTTGTATCGTATCCTACATTTATTTTAGGCATGTATCCTTTATTGTGTTAATCGAGCTAACCTTTCTATTTCTTGTTGTGCAAATTTTCTTTCATTTACGGTTATTGCACACTGATCGCAAAGATAATTTTGAGTCATTGTATTTTGATAATTCTTTTCAAGAATTGCAACAACTTCATCACATTCAATGCAGTGAATTTCATAAAGATTATCGTCGATTAATATTTCAAATTCTGACATTTTCTTTCCTTATATTTGAATTGAAACAACAATTCCATTATTTCCAGTTGATCCGATTGTTCCTGTTCCAGCTTTTGCTCCTGCTGTTCCGGCATTTGCAGAAATAGTTCCAGTATTTGTTAGCGTTTCATAAAGAATACCAACAATTCCACCGCCTCCCGAACCTCCGCCACCTGAATTTGCAATACCAGCTCCTCCATTTCCACCATTTGCAGAAATTGTTCCAGCATTAAGAATTGTTTTTGCACAAATCATTAATACACCAGCTCCTCCTCCTCCACCTCCACCTGTTTCTGCAACTCCTGAAGAACCTCCGCCTCCTCCGCCTCCTCCGCCAACAACAGCAACAGAAGAAGCTAAACCACCACTTATTCCATGTAATGTTGCAAGAGGAACAAATGGAAATGCACGCAATGTTCCATAGGCTGCAACCGGAACGTTTACGGATCCGGCCGTTCCTCCGGAACCACCACCACTGCCTGCCGCACCACCGTTTCCACCTTTTCCACCAAGAACATTTGTAATTCCAGATGAGGAACCACCACCTCCACCAAAACCATTTCCTCCGTTTCCTCCGGCGCTTGCAGAACCTTGAATAGATCCTGCTGATCTTCCGGTTCCGCCGGTGACTCCCGAAGCGGAATTTCCATTTGCATGAATTACACCGGCGGCATTTGAATTATCAAGAGTTTGAGAAACAAAAATACGAAAACCACCGCAATCAAGAGAATACGGACCAATGGTTAAATTTTGATAAACCATATCACGAGTTAATGTTGTGTTTGAAACAAGAATAACATCTCCGTCGGATCCGTCTCCAAATACAGGAACCGCGGAACCTTGCGGACCAGTCGATCCTGTATTTCCTTGAATACCTTGAGCGCCGTCCGATCCGGCAGGACCGGCCGGTCCTGTTGGTCCAATTTCTCCTTGAATTCCTTGGGGTCCAGGTTCTCCAGGATCTCCAGGATCTCCTTTTTCACCCTGAGGACCCGAGGGACCGATTCCGCCCGATCCTCCCGATGATACAAAACTACTCATAATTAATATTCTTATTTATGCCAAGAAATAAGATAATGAAAACAAATTGAGGTTGGATGTGAACATCCAACCTCTCAAAGTTAATCTGAGAATTAAGTTTTAATTAGCCTACTGAGGAAGCTTTAAAGCCTTTAGCTACGCCTCTTGGGTTCAAAATTGCGCAACCTTCTTCAAGGCTGACGACCCACCCCAACTTTAATTGTTTTGGTTCATCTGCTGGAATAACTTCGATATCTTGACGAATTGGCATAACTCCTACGAATTCTGGATCTGCTGCACCGTAAACGGTTCCAGGAGGAACGATTTTTGATACGAGAATATCAGCTCCGAAGATATGACCGAGAAGACCTGTTTGCATGACTTCACGCATCATTACCATTTCGAAATCACCGCCGTTTGTGCCTTGCCCACCACCGGCTCCCCATAAGAGGATTTCATTGAACTCGTTGATGTTCATGAAGAATTTTGTTGTGATCAAGTCCCAGTGATCAATTTGTGTTTTAATAGCAACAAGATCACGTTTACGAAGACCTGAGTCTGTAATGTCTGTTGCATCGTTTTCGATTGTTGCAGCAGCATCAACCGCAGCAAAGCCGTTCGCATCTTCTTGCGCTTGAATTTCTTGACGAGCCTTTTGAACAGCACGGTCAATTACATTGAAGCGACGCATACGAACTTCCGAGAATTTAACTGTTGGGTTCGCCGCAATTGTATATGTTGGAACTGAAACGTTATCACCGAATACACGAGATTCTGAAACGGTGCCGTTTGAAGAAACAACCATTGCAGATACATCAATATCGCGTTCGTATGTTGCTCTAACTCCCTGAGCCACTCATTGGAGTATTGTTGCCTCTTTATTTAAGAGGGGCGCTACATTTCTGCTCGCCTCTTTGTGTCTTCACAAAGATCAGACTTTATCATTTCGAAATTTTATTTTCGAATTTGGCATTAAGTCGTTGAAGATTTGAAATATTTATTTCATTTCTTGCTGATTGTCTGTATCATCTTAACTCTGTTTCTTTAACTTGTTGGGAATTGAAACAAGTTCAATTCATATATTTGTTAAAGCGATTAAGCTTTCAGAGATTCCAGCATATAACCAAATTTTTAATCCGCCGGCTTGAAGTTTTAGTTCAATTTTGTTAACGGATCGATTACAAGGGTTCTGCGAAAGATACCCATGAAATCTAAGTTTTTACGAATCATTTTGTTGCCGCAATTGCGGGCTTGGTCATTTCTGCCAAGCTCTTTATGTTCCCATAAAGATCAGACTCTATCATTTCCGAATGTTTGTTCGGAATTTGGCGTGACGCTGACAATATCGCTCCCGGTATTATCATTGTTCTTAGTCGTTGAGGGTTCTTTATAAAGCTTATATTTCATACAATCCACAAAATACTTGTCAGTTAATTTTGTTGCTTTGATTGTATTTTCTTTGTTTAATGACAAATAACAGTATTCTTTGTTGTGTCGTGTATACTTTCCAATTTTGGAATTTAATCCAAAATTGAGTCGCAACATTTGTTGAAGTTTTTTATTATCATCTTCGGAAAATCCATCCGTTGATAATCTTAAATTAACCCCACTTAACAAAGAACCATCATCCATTATCCAAACTGCCAAACTAAAAGGTGTAATATAATTCAACATTTCATCTTTGATGACTTTTTTACCATTTTCGTAAAAAAGATCGTAGATTTGTTTGAATTCATTGTGAACGACACTCGTAAAACAATACATAATTGAGTTTCCTCTTTTATCTACGCGTTTATTTACAACGTTCACCAAATTTCCAAGTATGATTTTTTTCCACATAACAAGATCTTTTTGCTTTTCGCAATGACCTATCATCAAAGCGTAAGATTTATTTTTTCTTCCATGTGGTGCAATACATCCATCTCCAAGCATTGTTCCGAAGATCATTTCTTTTTGCTCCTTTGTAAAAGGAACTTTCTTAATGAGTTCGTATTTTCTTTGTTTTGGATTTACTGCAATTTCATACTCTTTAAGATATTTCGTAACCGTTTTTCTTGTGATTTGAAGAACTTCGGCTATTTCGTAGCTTGTCATTCGTTTTATCACATACAAATCAGTCAAAATATCTTTTTCAAGATACGGTTTGGTATTTTTTGCTTTCATAAAGTTTCCTGCTGATTATCTATATCATCTTCGAATTGTCACTTTGATTTTGTTTTTTTTAACCTATCTACGGTGATTAGGTTGTATTTGATCAAAGTATCGAAGCTTTTAGAGTTTCCAGCATATAGCCAAATTTTACAATCCCTTTTCGATTTAAGGATTGGGCATCGCTTGCGCTAATGCAAGTTTACCTTCATGTGTGTACATAGCACGGTGGATCAATTGATCGCGCGCCTCATCCGACATGGATGGCTGACTCGCCAATCCATAATTTGCCGGAGTATTATCCTGAACAATGGACGCGTATTTGCCAAGAATCATTGCAGCTTCCTGCACGTCATGAGCATTTACTTCGCCCTTACCATTAAACCAATTCATCTGTTATCCTTTTATTGTGTACCGCTTTAGCGATATTTCCTTTATTGTTCATTTGAGTACAAAATTATTTTCATACTCGCGAATGGTCCAAACCAACAAGATCTGGACCATTCGAAAATCTTTTTATCAAGTTTC